TCTTTAAGTCTTCTAGAAGGAGTGTTTCGGATAGTTCTTTTTGCTTCTTCTATGTTTCTTTGCACATATTTTCCATCAACATATACCCACTCTACGTTTTCCATAATGCCACGAACGAAGGCATCTGGAGCACTTGGGTCGGCGACGATATCAGCTGCAGTTGATAACATAAAGTCATCCTGAACAATCTGAACACCTTCGTTGTTTGCTTTTAGAGATCCAAGCGCACGGCTTGAAACACCAAGATTTGCGCCACCATCAAGTAATCCTCTTGCGATCATACCCATTGGTGTCTCTAAAATTTTGGCTCTACCAATCCAGTTTGTTCCTTCTTTCTTTAAAGAAGTAATCATGTGTGAAACACGATCTAGATTGATTGTTGGTGTATCAGGATGTCCCAATTCACCATAAGCACGATTCTTTTCAACATACTCTTTGATGTAACGATTAACTTCATTATCCATTGTTTTCTCTGGATACATACGACCATTACGATTCTTGAGTTCTGATTGAAGGTACACACCTTCAATGTAATATTGTTTACCCTTACCTAGTTTTTCTTCAACTATGTAACTTGTTTGTTCAAAAACTTCTCTAATTAGTTTCATGATTAACTTCCTACAGCAGCTGGGTTATCACCACCACCAAATTGAGCAGTCTCAACTTTAGGTGAGTATCCAGTTTGTTTACGTAGTTTGAGAATTAGAGTTGCTTCAGCACCAGCAATAGTAACTACGATATCAGAAGTGTTGTTTTGCGTTTGCGCAAACCCTTGTCCTTGAAAGTCAAACGTACCACTGTTTTCTGGTGCGAATGTCATTTGGTTAACAGAGTTGCGAGTAACAGTAATTGCTGATGTCAGTAAACCAGAAACCATATAACCAGTAATATCAACAGTTGGTGTACCACCAGAAGTAAGTGACTGTGATGATGCAAGTATATCTGAGTTTAGAGTGATAGTTGCTGAAGCAGCAGTACCACTAACTTGGACAATAGTCTCTAAGTTAGTATTTCTTAAAATTGTCTTTGTAACAGCCATTTGTTATCCTTGTAATTGTCTGACTACTGACACAAAATTATCTCTACTTTCTGTCATATAATCAATAATCTCTTGTTTATCATTACAATTATTTAGCAATTCACTGATCTTTTGCATCGTTTGTTCACCGATAGCAACTTGTTTACCATCATTTAATTTAAAATCTAATTTTGTATCAAAAATATTGGCAGTTTTATAAGAATTTCTCATCTCCAACAAAACTGGATCAATAGTAAAAACCTTAGAGGAAGCAAGAGTCATGTAGTTTTCAATAAGTTTGGTCGTAATTTTAGTATCTTCGTTATATTTTTTGATAATCGATGCAATCTTAGTTTCTGATATGTCTTCGTATAGTCTTATCTTCGTCTTGCTTGCTGTCTCTTGTAAATCAATATAATCTCTTACTTCCTCTAAACTTTCTAACCTTACCTCTAACTGAATACCATCAACAAAATATTCACCTTTATCATTTTCCACAATTTTGTGGTTGTAATGTGAAGCAACGGAAACTACGTTGCCGTAGTTCCCTTGTGAACTGTATAGTTTGCTAACAAACTCATTCAGTTTCATCTGCCTGTTCCTCTGTTGCTAATTCTTCTACTTCAATATCTTCTTCTGCAACAGGATTAAAATATGTGTTAGCAACTTCTTGACGATATGTATCAATTCTATCTGCTACTCTAGTAACCATCAAATCATTGAATGTTGCCTCAGATCCTACTGGGTTTTCATCAATAATTGTATCAATCAGTTCGCGAATTTTGTCATCCATAATTACTCTCCTTGTTGTTGGGCAGTTGGTGCTTCCTGTGCTTCAGGTGGAGCATTTTGCTGCAAATAATTTTGTTGGGCTGTTTGTGTAACACCAGCAACCATACCTTGATGGTCAGCTGCCACAACATCCAAATCTTTCTCAGTTTCAATCTGAGTCTGAATTTCTTTAATATCCTGATCAGTCAAGCGTAGGATCTTAGATTGGATATACTCTCTTGAGTAATATTTACCAACGAAAGGATCCATTTGTTGCACCATTGCAACACGACCATTCACGATTTCATTTTCTTTTAGTTCTGAATAGTAATTATCTCTTACATAATCAAAACGAATATTCTTTTTAATTTCATCCCACTCATCTTCACGAATGATTCCTTTAAGAATCAACTGAACACGAATTACCTCTAAAAACAACATAGAGAAACGTGCACGAAGTCTATCAATAAACTTTGAAAACTTCACCTCATCACGAGATATTTCTGAAGATTTACCAAGATTGAAGCCATTTGATTCTTGGCTTTGTCTTGACATTGGGACGTTCAATGACATAAGCAATTTTGTCTTGAAGTAAGTGACGTCATCCATCTGTCCTAGATTCTGACCACCCTGCAATGTTGTAATTTCTGTACCCTTGCCACCTTCGCGACGAGGCATCCAGAAATCTTCAAGCATTGACATATGCTTACGGTCATCTCTAATCTCACCAGTTGTTGCATCATAAACAAGTTTATTACGATACTTGTTCATAATATCACGGATATATTGTTCCGCTTTAATCTTTGGTAAGTTACCCACGTCAATATAGAAAATACGACGTTCAGGCGCACGACTTACTCGATAGATAACGAGTGAATCCTCAAGCATTTTCAACATGTTAACTGGCTTAATTGCCTTGTGTAAATAACTTAGAACCAAGTTCTTAGTTGTATCAACAAGACCAGATGTGCATGAAACAACACTATCTGCGCTCAGTTTAACACCTTGTGCTGCTGAGTTTGTGATACCTTTGTCATTAAAAACATAATAATCTTTTATGTCAGTAATAACATCTGTACCAGTTTGCTTTACACGCTCTTTCTTGACTTCTTTTACTTTACGAATCTTAAGAGCATCAATATAACGAAGTTCTTTGATACCTGCTTTTGGATCTTTCTCATCAATCAATACTTGATAATGAGTTTTTCCATCAACATACCATGTTCTAAAAATGTCATGTCCCTTTTGGTGGAAACCCAAAAGAGCAAGGACATTAGTAAATTCGTCATTAAATTTTTTCTTGATATTGTCAGATAATTTGACAGAATCAAGATTAAGTTTGATTGGTGGTTGATTATCTACAACCACCAATGCTTCATTTACGATATCTTCAATCGCAGCGTCAACTTCCGTATATCCTGCGATCTCTCTATACTTTCTAATTAAATCAACATCATTCTGTATAATTGTATCCGTATTAAGGACTTGCGCATAGTATCCAGCTTGTGATGCTACTAAGGCAGAACCATCATCAACTGGTGGGTTCACCACTGATTCTAGTTGTTCATCCTTCTTACGTTTTATTTCAAAGCCAAAAAATTGCATAGTATCTCCACCAAAGCATTAATAAATTAAATCGAAATAGGTACGTTAATTCCACCAATGTTGACGTTTGTCGATGCTGAAACTAAACCACCTGTACCAGATGTACTTGTTTCTGATGTCCAGTAATTGTATTGGAAAGTTGTTGTAAACTCTTCAATTTGATTATTGGTATCAAAGTTAAGTTCAATTGCTGATAACTCTGTTGGGTATGCGTCAACAAACTTATAATGTTTAACTGGCGTACCATTACGATCTAGTTGATATACATCTAAGTCAACTTGGTAATCGCCAGGACGTAAACGACCTGTGTTATTTGCTACATCGTTAATACCATTCATCCATGATTCAAATGCATTACGTAATGCAAAGTCATTGTCATTGATGATAGTAACTGTCCAAGGTGCGAAAGTTCTTTCGCCAGCCAAGTTTACTTGACGACCACGGAAGTTAACTGGGGTGTTATCGATTGTTGATGCTGGTAGTTGTGCGCCTTTACAAACGAATTGTCCTTTTGCGCTCAACAAAGCACCACCAGCCACATATCTTGGGAATGTTAACTGAACGAAAAACTGGTTCGCTCTAGCACCACCCCCAAGTAGATTGGCTTTAAATGCGTCAATATTTGCCATTTAATTTCTCTCCTGTTTATTGTTTATTTAGGGGTTATCCACCGATCTCATCAAACGAAACGCTTGTTCTAGCAGCAACAAAATTAAGAGTAATAAAGTTGATAGAACGAGCAGGTTTGATATAGATGTCAGCAACGAACTGATTGGTATCGATAATCTGACCAGTGTTGTTTGATTCATCACAAACAACTTTGTAGTCATAGATACCACGGCGACCTTGAACATCACGTAGGAATGGCTCTACTAAGTTGCGGAATTGAGCACGAGTGAAACCATCGTTGAATTCGAACACCTGGAATTTAGCAGCTGTAGAGATTGACTTCTCAAGAATAATAAACAAGCGACGCACGTTAATACGATCAAAAGCGGATGGCTTAGATTGTAGAGTTTTGTCACCAAACAACACAGTACCTTGTCCTGGGAATGTAGTTACTGGGTTGATACCATTCTTGTAAAGTGTATCACGTTCTGCTTGACTTGGATTGTAAGAAAGTTTAACAACATTCTTAATTACACCACGATTATAACCACCTGGAGAGAACCATGGGTCAGCAGTAAAGTCAGTACGAGCACATAGACCAGCTACGTCACCATTCAATGGCACATAGATGTATTTGTCATTATACTTGTCGTACATATATTTGTAACCAGAGTCCATAGAAGCATATGAACTTGATGTGTTAACAGCATTTGAAGATGCAGTTCTGTAGCTGATCAAATTGTTAAACAATGTTGAAGTAGTACAGATTGTTAATGAAGAACCATCGTCTTTAGCAGCTGATACGAATGCGATACAATCTTTACGAACCTCAGCAACGCTTTGGATTACATAGTTAGCAACAACTGATTCAACTTCACCAGTAGCAATTAAACCGATGTCGATATTTTCTGTGTTAGTGAACAAACCGAAAGCAGTTTGTAAACCAGATTTGATAGCTGCATCATGTGCTTTAGAAGAAACTGTATATCCGTCAACACCTTTACCGTTTGTCATAATAGCAAGAGCACCTGATGACTCTGTCAAATTATAACCAAGGTATGATGTATATGGACGCTTAAATGTCTTAAACACTGTATTAGAACCCATACCAAGAGCATTAATGCTAACACCAAAAGCAGCAGCAGAAGATGTATTTTGATATGTAGTTGAAACAACTGCATCTA